GAGTTAGGGCATCCTGACGGACCAACTGTTAACCTAGAAAGAGTATCGCATATGATTACGAAACTCTATCCAGAAGATAGAAATTTTATTGGTGAAGCAAAAATAATGAATACACCTTATGGTAAGATTGTGAAGTCTTTGATAGACGAAGGCGCACAACTAGGAGTTTCGTCAAGGGGCATGGGTTCCTTGGAGAATAAAGGCGGTACTAACTACGTAAAATCTGATTTTTACTTAGCGACTGCTGCTGATATAGTTGCAGACCCAAGTGCTCCAAGTGCATTTGTACAAGGTGTTATGGAAGGCAAAGAGTGGGTTTGGGACAATGGTATTGTAAAAGAAAAAGATATTTCTGACATACAACGTGAAATAGAGAGAGCTAAGAGAGAAGAATTAGCGATCAAACAGACGGCTGCTTTTGAAAGTTTTATGCGAAAAATCGCAAAATGATAAATAGTAGTACGCAAAATTAATTAATTAATTAATTAGGAGAGATACTAATGGAAGACAATAAACAAATCGTTACTGAAGCTCCTAAGGGTGCAGACGCTCCAAAAGCTGGTGCTGCTAAAGCAGAACCTATGCAAAAAGCAGGTGACTATGAAGATGGTGGAAAAGCAGTGACTTCTCCAACAGACGCTAGTTCAACTGATCATGCTAAAAAAGCGAAAAAAGATACGTCAGCTCCTACGAAAGGTGCCGCTCCTGCTGAACCTATGAAAAAGGTTTCAGAAGAAGACGAGGACGAAAAGAAAAAAGACATGAAAAAAGAAGACAGCGATGTTGACAACGAAAACGTTGTATCTGAAGCTGATGAAAAAGAAGACGATAAAGAAAAAGAAATGGAAATGCCAAAAACTAAGGCTGCCATGATCCAAGCAATGTATGATGCAATGAGTAAGAAGAAAAAATCTGATCTTGCTGCCTCTTACAACAAAATGATGAACGCTATGAACAATGACGAAGACGAAGAAGAAAACGACATTGACGAAGCGGAAGAAAAAACATCAGATGACAAAGAGAAAAAAGCAAAAGTAGAAAAAAGAGTAAAAGACATTGACGTAAAAGAAGATGTTGAAGCTCTAGTTTCTGGTGATGAAACTTTATCTGAAACTTTTAAATCTAAAGCTGCTACAATTTTTGAAGCCGCAGTAAAATCAAAAGTAAGAGCTGAAATTGAAAGATTAGAAGACGAATACTCTAACGAACTTTCAGAAGCTAAAGAAGAAGTCAAACAGGATTTAACAAACAAAGTTGATAATTACTTAAACTATGTTGTTGAAGAATGGATGAAAGAAAACGAACTTGCTTTAGAAAAAGGCATCAAAGGTGAAATCGCTGAAGACTTTATTGGTGGTTTAAAACAATTATTTGAAGATCATTACATTGATGTTCCAGATGAAAAGTACGATATCTTAGAAGCTAAAGAACAAGAGATAGAAGAACTTAAATCAAAAGTTAATGAAATGACTAATCAAGCAGTTGATATGAAAAAACAAATTAACGAATTTTCAAAAGACGATATTTTAGAAGAAGTAACATCTGGTCTTGCAGACACAGAAGTTGAGAAACTAAAATCGTTAATTGAAGATGTTAGTTATGAAGGTGCAGACGAGTATAAGAGAAAGTTAACTACTATTAAAGAAAGTTACTTTGGAAATGCTAAGTCAGCGCCGGCATCTACGACAAACGTTGATGCTACTAACTCCGAGGATGGCAACACAGTATCAGACCCAAGCGATAGCATGGCAAGATATACGGCGGCGATTAGTAGGGTAAAAAGTAGAGATATCTACAACAATTAATAAACTAAGGAGAGATAAACAAAATGTTTAATTCGCAAAACTTACAAGAAAAGTGGGCTCCGGTACTTGAGCACGGTGATCTACCAAAAATAGATAACCCGTACAAAAGAGCGGTGACTGCTGTAATCTTGGAAAACCAAGAAAAAGCGGCGAAAGAAGACAAAGCTTTCTTAGGTGAAATTGCAAACGTAACAGGTAGCGCAGTAGCTAACTGGGACCCTATTTTAATTTCACTCGTAAGAAGAGCGATGCCAAATCTTATCGCATACGACATCTGTGGTGTACAACCTATGACTGGTCCAACTGGTCTAATCTTCGCTATGAAGAGCAGATTTACTTCAAACTCTGGAACTGAAGCGTTATTCAACGAAGCAGACACTTCATTCTCTGGTACTGGAACACATTCAGGATCATTGAATCCAGGTTTAATGAACGACACTACATCATCCGTTACTGCTGGTACTGGTATTGCAACAGCGACTGCTGAAGCATCATCATCATTTGCAGAAATGGCGTTCTCAATTGAGAAATCAACTGTAACTGCTAAAACTAGACAGTTAAAAGCAGAATACACAATGGAACTTGCACAAGACCTTAAAGCAATTCACGGCTTAGATGCTGAAACTGAATTAGCAAACATCTTGTCTGCTGAGATCCTTGCTGAAATCAATAGAGAAGTAGTAAGAACAATTTACGAAAAAGCGAAAAAAGGTGCTATCATTAACACAACAACTCCAGGTACTTTTGACCTTGACACGGACTCAAACGGTAGATGGTCAGTAGAGAAGTTTAAAGGGTTAATGTTCCAAGTTGAGAGAGACGCTAACGTAATTGCACAAGAAACAAGAAGAGGAAAAGGTAACATTCTTATCTGTTCTTCAGACGTTGCTTCTGCTTTACAAATGGCGGGTATGCTTGACTACGCTCCTGCGTTAAACAACTCGTTAAACGTTGATGACACTGGTAATACATTTGCTGGTACATTAAACGGTAAGTACAAAGTGTACATTGACCCATATGCGTCAAACAACACAGCGGCTCAATACTACGTAGTTGGTTACAAAGGTACTTCACCTTATGACGCTGGTATGTTCTATTGTCCATATGTACCACTACAAATGGTTAGAGCAGTTGGTCAGGACACTTTCCAA